CCAGTAATACCTATAACGCCAGTCGCTCCAGTAGGTCCTGTGACACCCTGAGCACCCGTGGCTCCAGTAGGTCCTGTGACACCATCAATTCCCTGAACACCTGTGGCACCTGTAGATCCTATGCCTGTGGCCCCAGTAACACCTATGACACCCGTGGCACCAGTAGGTCCTGTAACACCACTAACACCAGTAACACCTTGGACTCCTGTGGCCCCTGTAGATCCTATACCTGTTGCACCAGTTACACCAGTTGCACCAGTAACTCCCGTGGCACCAGTAACACCATCAACTCCTGCTCCAGTTGCACCTTGGATTCCTGTGGGTCCAGTTACACCACTAACACCCTGAACACCTGTGGCACCTGTAGATCCTATACCTGTTGCGCCAGTAATACCTATAACACCCGTGGCACCTTGAACACCGGTGGCCCCTGTGACACCATCAACTCCTGCTCCAGTTGCACCTTGGATTCCGGTGGCACCTGTGACACCTTGGACTCCCGTGGCCCCCGTAGATCCTATACCCGTGGCACCAGTAATACCTATAACACCCGTGGCACCTTGAACACCGGTGGCACCAGTAACTCCCTGAACACCTGCTCCCGTGGCACCTTGAATTCCTGTAGGTCCTGTAACACCAGTAGCGCCAGTAACACCAGTAACGCCATCAACTCCTGCTCCAGTTGCACCTTGGATTCCTGTGGGTCCTGTAGCACCAGTAACACCAACAACATCACCAGCATATCCCACCCACTGATTACCATTCCACACATAGGTATTGGTACCAGATGTAAATATTTGATTTAATGTTGGAGAATTGGGGAAATTTATGGCCATTATTTAAATCTAATACCTACTTATTTATTTTAGTTTATGGCACAAGAACAGTATTTACAACACCAGCATCAGTTACATGCAATCTATATTTAGTTCCATTAGCAGAAGTTAAAACTATTCCAGCCGCTGTACTAACACCAACTCTACAGTCACCGGTTACGGTAGAGACTCCAGACACCCATGATTGCTTTGCAAAAAATGAAGGTCCAGTAACTGTGGTAATACCGGCAAATGTGGAAACTCCGGCATTAATTTGTCCATTAAATGTCGTGGCAGTTATAACACCTGTCAGTTTTGCATCACCGACAATATCAAGTTTAGATGTTGGAGACAATGAATTAATTCCAACATTAGTACCAGCATTAATTACTACAGATCCAATACCAGAAGTTGGACCAATCTCAATATCAGTAAATGAACCAGAAGCACCGCCAGTACCAAGATTTATCATCTTAAGTGTTCCCGTTGTGGTCACACCTGCCTGAATATTAGTTGTTTGTGCAGCAGTGGATCGACCTAACGTAATTGTACCCGTTCCACTTGTTCCCCCAACAGTAAATGTTCCTGTTGTCTGTGAGTTGCCAAGGTTTAGGGTGCCAGTTGTAGCACTAAACGTAATATTAGTTGTAAATGTCTGAGTCGCAGACCAAGTTTGTGCTAGACCAGTTACTGCAATACCGGTATTTGAAGTGACTGTTGGTAATGTAATCACATAATCAGCAGCAATATCACCTCCAGCAATTGTGTATCCAAAAGTATTTGCTGGGTTTCTTATCTTCAATCCAGAAGACGAAAAAGTTCCTACACCGGAAACACTTAAATTGGATACATTTGTTCCGTCTAAGGTTGATATTCCGGAAACACTAAGTTGAGTTAGGGATCCGAACCCACCATTAACGCTAGTTGCAATACCGGCATTCTGCGCATAAAGTGCAGAAGCACCAGAAGGACTTGCATCAACCCACTGAGAACCATCTTCGTCAGTATAATAAAGGAAAGTTCTTCCAATATCAAAATCATACCAGAGATTTCCTGGATCTGGATTTGATGGTGGAATATTAGTTATGGCAATAGCAACATTTCCTCCACCACCAGGAACATAACTGGTTCCAATAAATTTTCCTACATTAGAATTATATTGAAGAACATATCCATCTTGTTTTGCAGTATCTCTATCAACATCATCAAGAAACTCCAGACGAGTTTCACCACCACCGCCAAACGTAGCAAGTTGTTGCTGAATGCGATTAATGAATAACCGATAATGATCTTGAAGTTGGTCTAATGTTACATAATTTTTATCAAGTGGAGTAAGTGGATCTTGATTATTAGTAGAAGGTGGTTCTACAATTACATTTTCATTAAGAATTTCTTTCTCACTAAATTTATCAAACATCTCCTCAAGATATTTGATTTTATTACCAAGTTTATGACTTTTCTCTTCAAATTCTTCAAGATTAATTTTACTTAAAGTATCCTTAACTTCATCTTGAATTGCTTGAAGTGTTTTATTCTGAACTCTAATGTGAGTTTCATTACGAACAATTTCAAGGTGAAGTCCAGTAACCTTCTCACTCAGTTCTTCTTGAAATTGTTCGTCAGATTTTACACTTTCACTTAATTGTTCAAATTCAATAAGTTTGTCTTTGAACTGCTTCAATATTTGAAAATATTTTTCATCATTTTTATTTTCAAATGCGCTAATTCGCGATTCAAATATAGCAATATTTTCTTTAATAGTTTCCGAAAATTCTTGATATACTTCTGCTATGACATCGCCACTATTCTCAATGGATTGATTTATATTATTTTCAAATTCTTCATACCGAGAACTAATATTAATCTCATTTTCTACAATCAGTTTTTTGTACTTGGGTACTTCAACCTCAAGAAACTCATTTACGCTCTCAGTAAGATTAGCGACATCACAACGAATCTCTATAAGATTTTTTTCATTAATTGCTTTAACTTTATTCTGAACTTCTTGAATACTTTGCTCAACCACAATAAGATGAGACAACATAGCATGATTCAAATCCTCTTCACTAATAAGATTTTGAATCTCTGCCCTTATACCTTCTATATTTGAAGATAAGTGATTTACTCTTTCAATGTTAATTTTATAATTATCAAGAGTCTCAGCAAAATCAGAAAGTGCTTCAATTTTATTCAGATTGTTTTTAAATGCCCTAAAAGCATCAGAAAACCCATTCAGTTCGGGGGTTTTTTCAAACTCCTGAACCACTCCACTTATAGACGGAACATCTTTATTAAAATACTCTGATGGATTTTTGAGTGCCACTATTTACAACTGAACAGACTATTAGATATTTATTATACACGATATTCACTCAGTAGTCAACATTTAACTTTAACAGACTTGCATCCGGTTCCAGGAAGTGCTATGATATCGGGGTAGTTCATGGGTAATGAAATGATCCTTACCACCCTTGCAGCACTGTCCATAGTTGGTTTTGTAGAAGTGGGACCGAACAAGTGTGTTGTTGATTTGTATGACACAAGTATAAATAATGTACATACTGTTTCCATTCCGTGCAACACATCAGTTAAGGTTAATAAAAAGGAGTCTGCATAATGGAAAGCTTTCCTTGGGAAGTTGCATTTGGTCTGTTGCTTGTGATGATGGGAACAGCATATTGGGTAGTCTCTATCCTATATGAGGCAAGCAAAGAAATGCAACCACCTAACGAAAATGATCAGTAATTGTTACGTTTACTATATTGATGTAATTAAAGTTATTGATGGTGACTCAGTTAAAGCCAAGATCGATCTTGGCTTTAACATTTATTTTGAAAAAATTATTAGACTTCTTGATGTTGATGCACCGGAATGTCGCACTCTTAACGAAGAGGTGAAAAAATATGGAAAGAGAGCTAAAGACAAACTAGAAGAGTACCTAACAACAGAAGACGATTCTACCCGACTTATATTTGAAAGCACCGTTTATGGTGATGATAAATATGGAAGACTTCTGGGAAAGATTTATAAAGAAGGAAGTGCATATACTGCGAATGAATTCCTTTTAGTAAATCAATACGCATGGTGTTATACTGGTCATAAGAGAGGTGAAGAAGATCTAATCGCTCTGTGTCCACTATGATCATCTTCAATTTACTGGCATCAGTAGTAATTCCTCTAAGTGGGGTAGTTACACAACACGTATCTCAGAATCATATTGCTGTAGATGTTGCATGTAAGATTGGTGAACCCGTGGTTGCAGTTCATGATGGAATTGGACATAGTAGTAGAAGTCATACACATGGAAATGTGTTCACTCTTAAAAATGAAGAAACTGGACTAATCACACGTTATAGTCATTTGAATACTGTAAAACCAAATGGAAATTTTAAGAGAGGTGAACAAATAGGTACTTGTGGAAATACTGGTGTTTGGTCAACTGGACCACATTTACATTTTGAATCTTCAGATATTAATCTATTATTTCAACTTTACTCACGTTGATTTTTTATTATGCTTTATGTGACTCAATTAAATGAAGACACAATCATACTTCATGATGGGTATATCCAAACTGGAGTATATAAAAATTACACCGTAGAAAAATTCTTAAAATTGGTCAATAAAAATGAGACCCTGTATACAGAGTCTCACTGGATTCCTGATATTTTTATCCATAGATATGCGAGAGCAAATTATCAAACTCACATGAAATATGCAACTGTGGGGTCAACAGATAATAGTTCTGAGGAAATAGACATCTTTCGTTGACACTCACCCTTCATACTTTTTCTTTTCCTCGATCCACCAATCGGGGTCTTTTTTTACCTGCCATCTTGGCTCTGGAATCCCATGCTCAAAGTACCATTCCGAAATTGCACTTTTAATTATATCAGCAGTCTCAATCAAGGTCTTCCTTTTCATCAACGTCTCCATATGGGTTTTCCACGTAAGGTCCTCTGATTCGTTCTGGTTCATGTGCGACGTAGTTTACTTCTTTAGTTGATTCCGAAAACCATAATGCTAACTTCATCACCACAAATATTACCGCTAATGGCAGAAAGCAAAGAGATACTATAACTGCGTTATTCATACTGGTGTTTCCCAAAGTTTTCCTTCTTCTATTCTTCTTTTTGCTAATCCCTCCTCAACTTTTGTTCCGGGATTTCTATAGAGGTATAAGGCATCAGAAACTTTATTCCACTCCCTATTCTTAAGAACTCTTGTTATTGTGGAAAAATTTTGATCTCCATAAAAGTTTGCACCCAAATTATATGCAAAAGAAAGTAAAGCACCCTGCTGATTTGGATTCATGGAATTCCAGTGTGGAATTTTCTCCAAATTGGGAAGAAACTTTTTAAGAATAGTTTGTCTAAGGAGTTGTTCTGCTTCTTCTTCGGTAATCTTGTCACCGATCATGAATGGCGATCCATTCAATCTTTGAGTGCTGCCCCACCCAATCGTGACAGGCAATCCACCAGTAAGAGGATCATAATATGCATTAAGTCTCAATCCTTCATATTTCTTAATCAACTTCAGTCCGGGTAAAGGATGAAAAGGAATTTTAGAATCTACAGAATTCTGGATTGCATTATTCCTATAAAGTTTTTCAAATTCTTCCAAGACCTTTGGATCAACATTCTCTTGCAAATAATCCCATGCCGCAATCTGGTGTTGTTTTTGATCATACCAGAAGGCAGCATCAACAAATTTAATACTCATTTAAATAATCTCCCCCATCCCGTTTTGTCTTTTCTTTGTGTCAACCAACGATACTCCAATTCACTTCTAGAATAAACTGCTCCCTTTCCATTAGTTACTGGACCAGTATATCCTTCATTTAATGAACCATATGGATCATTAACAACATAATCACCTGCAGGTGTTTTTCCAATCACTACACACATGTGGCCACCATAAGGTCTGGTCTTAGGTCCACGATGAAGTAAACCAATAACTACAGGTCTGCCTTCAGATAGTTCTTTGTCAAGATCACTAAATCCAAGATTCTGAACAAACTTACTTTCTACACCATATGATCTAAGAACTCTTTCTTGAACTCCATGATCGGGAGAATCACCAATAGCAAATACCTTTTTAACATATTCATCATCACCCTTTGGACCTTTTAGTGTTCCGGGTTTTAGAAACTCCAGACACATAGCAGAAGCAGAGCTATTACAGGTTCTGTCAGCATCTCTGTAGTTGTCGGTCTGGGGGAAAAATGGAACATTTAAAATATCTTCCTTTGGTTTTGATCTATAAATGCGAACCCAATTCGCCCCCTCATCCAATAAATCAGCGCACTTTTCCTTTAGATCAACTTCAAATTGTTCCACAGCAGCAACGTGCTTTGGATTTTTTGAATCATAAAATGTAAAGAAATTATGAAGATCTACTGACATTATTTTTTACGTTTACTGCTTTTATTTAGTGCCCTCACACCATGAGTTGATGTATTTCTTCTGTTCTTCCGTAAGCACATCAATCTCGATTCCCATAGACTGTAGTTTGAGTGATGCAATCTCCGCATCCTTTTCAGCAGGAACAGGATGAATGCCAGCAGGAAGGTTTCCGCGATTGAGAACAAGATGTTCTACAGCAAGTGCCTGATTCGCGAAACTCATATCCATAACAGCAGAAGGATGCCCTTCAGCAGCACCAAGATTGACAAGACGACCATCTGCAATCACATAGACACTATGGAATTCCATAGCATATTTCTTAACGAATGGTCTAACATCAGTAACTTCATTTGCCAAGTTTTCAAGAGACTCCATATCAATTTCATTATCAAAGTGACCGGAGTTACATACGATCGCACCATCCTTCATAGCACGGAGATGATTGCGACTGATCACATGCTTATTGCCGGTTACAGTAATAAAAATATCTCCAACAAAAGCAGCATCTTGCATCGTAGTGACTTGAAATCCCTCAAGCGAAGCTTCAATTGCCTTGACAGGATCTATCTCAGTCACCATCACGTTGGCACCCATTCCCTTAGCACGGAGAGCAACTCCCTTGCCACACCAACCATAACCAACGACAACCACAGTCTTTCCTGCAAGGAGAATATTCGTAGCGCGAATAATACCGTCCAGAGTCGATTGACCGGTCCCATAACGATTGTCAAAGAAGTGCTTTGTCTGGGAATCATTCACATTAATTGCCGGATGCTTCAGCACACCATCGTTCATCATGGCGCGAAGTCTAACAATTCCAGTAGTGGTTTCTTCAGTTGTACCAATCAGATCATCAATCTGTTCTGGGCGATCCTTCACAAGAGTTGCAACAACATCAGATCCATCGTCAATAATAATCTGAGGACGATGATCTAATGCAATCTGAACATGGCGAAGATATGTCTCATTATCTTCTCCTTTAAAAGCATACACAGGAATCCCATATTCCACAAGTGCAGCTGCTACATCATCTTGTGTTGAAAGAGGATTACTAGCAATCAAGATTGAATCTGCGCCAGCATCTTTAAGTGCCATACACAGCTGTGCAGTTTCTGTTGTCACGTGATTGCAGGAAACTAAACGAATACCTTCTAGGGGACGTTCTTCTGCAAATCTCTCACGAATACTTCTAAGAACAGGCATTTCTCTTGCTGCCCATTCGATGCGTTGTCTGCCAAGATCAGCCAATCCAATATCAGCAATTTCAAAATTCATTCTTCAAGTTCTCCTATAAAGCATTAAAAAGGGGGGATATACCCCCCACTATCATCTATCTATAATGGATCAGAAACGCCATGCAGCTCCAACTGTAGGAACAAGTGTGGAACCATTTCCAAGACCATACTTAAGATCTCCGAAAAGAACAACATGCTCAGAAATCTCTTTTTCAACTCCACCTTGAATATATCCAACGGTAGAATTGCGACGGGTCAGAATACCCCTCTCAGGATATCCCCACCAATAATAATTTCCAGACTCTCTAAATGCAACCCCACCACCAACATATACATTCATTTTTTCTTCCACGGGAATGTCATAGGTCAGACCCATAGCAGCTTCAGAATAATTAGAGAATGTGATTTGTGGACGGAAAGATAATGGGAGATTGATATTTTTATCAACATCTTTTAAATCAAGTCTACCAAGAACAGAAATAGCAGAACCTTGACCATTTACACCAATCGCTGCACCGGTTCCGACATATGATCCACGCAAACCCTTTTCTGCAGCAACTGGAGCAACAGGTGATACTTCTGCCGCTGGGACAGGAGCATCTGTAACTTGTGGATTCACTTCAGCAGCAAGAGTTGGAACAGCAAAACCAAAAATGGCGACTGTGGACAACATTTTTGTGAACATAATATTTTACCTCCGTAAGTACATTACTATTTATTTTTTAATCCCAAATTTGGGACACAGTAAGTATATAGGATTAAGTATCTTTAAGTCAAGAATTTGCTACTGGTTGTGATGGTTCCGTGACACGTCCCAGGAACGGATTATAATCCATCAATTTGACAATATCAGTCTGTGCTCCCATTTGTGTCCAGAAATTTAACAGACCGTCATGAGACTGACGATGAAATGCATTAATATGCTCTGGATGAATAGACGACCCCAACTCAATCTTATAGAGGAATAATGGAATGCTATATGTATTACCAGAGTTGTAGAGTAAGTCATCTGCCACGGCACGTGGTTTTACACCATTATCCAGCTTATACTTATCTCCGCGAACATGCAGTCTAAGCATCTTTTCAGCATGGTGCCGCGTGATTGCATAACAAGCGGTTGAGAAATCATTTACAAATCTCTTATGTAAATGTACGTGCAAGTCTCCCGTACAAATGATTGCCAACTGAAGAATATCCCAATCATAAGGAACTCTAGAGATTACATCTGCCCAAGTGAAGTTCCAATATCTAGCAATATCAATATTACAGTCATCTTCCATAATGATGGCATATGGAGAATCAGTTGTTTCGTACCAATGCTTGATTGCCTTCAAGTGCGAAGTTACACACCCAATTTCTCCAGATGATACTGACTGTGGATATCTACCTTTAATAATATCACTTAGATCATCATCGCGCCCATCATACGCAGAAATTCTTGTGTAATTTTCAATTTCCCAATACTTAAATTGGTCTTCCATATACTCCCAACGTTCTGGTTGCCCATCTAGATTGATTAGATAAACTGGACCAAAATTTCGCATCTTGTAAACAGATTTGTTCTTATCCATCATAAAGTCCTCAAAATAGAATCAAGAAGTTTCATTTTTTGATTGTAGAGATCTACTTTACCATCCCACAAAGATCCTCCCCTAAAGTGAAGGAATTTCCCATCAATAAAATGTTCCATATTATTGAGTTCATGTCCACGATACATTCCACCAAAGGTCGGGAGCATTTCCTTAACATCAACATTATTCTCCTTAAGAAAATAATAGGTATGTCCACCACTATCACATTCCTGACCCTCAATATTACCCAAATTGAAATTGAGATTTCCCTTCATCTGCAGAACTTGTTTCATGTCAAAGAACATGATACCATTCCACATATACTTTACATGACCACGTTCAGACAAACTTGCAGAAATAGCATATTCTCCCATATACTCATATGGATCAAAATCCTCCATGAGGAACATATCAGAATCGCAAAATAATACTAGATCATCTTTACAATCCTCAGTAATAATAGTATCCCATGTCCACTGAATCACACTATCTGTAGATGGAGATCCTACAGTTGCATTTCTACGTGGGTATGAAATATACTTCACATCTTGATCACGAGCAATCGATTGTAACCCAAAAATAACTTCTTCAGTTTTTGCATCATCTAGCACATAAAACTCATAATCACACTTTAAGAATCTTTTAAAATTAATTGCCTGAACAAGTAGAAAAAATGGATTATTAACTGCCGCTGTAAAAATCTTAAACATCACTCTTTCCTCAGAACAACTTGATATTCATCCATGGCAATATAGAATCCATTTTCTAAGAAATATGGTATAGAGTATTTTGCCTTTCCATATTCACTCCTCTCATCTTGACGCTGTGCTTGAACATTTCTAACATCATCAATAAGGACGATTCCATTTTCCTTAATCAAATCCCTCTCAACAATAATTTTTGCTTCTCTCAGTTGCAGTTGAGCAGTATATTCAATTGGCGTCATATCACCTGTATCAATATACAGAAAATCAATCTGTCCTTCACCACTCTCAAGAAATTCCTCAGAACTCATATGATAATACTCAATATTATCAAGTCCCCGAACCATAGTCTTAGATCTTGCAATATGTCGTGCATCTAGATCAATAGAAATCAATTCAATATCAGTTCCCTGAATCAATTCTCCAAACACTCGGGTAAAGCATCCAGCACTCCAATCCCATACATCTGGATTCTCTAGTTGCCAATATTTTGGATCATCATCATTACATCCAGGAAACTTTCCATCAACAAAACTCCTAGACGTTCCCATCTCAACAATAAGTTGAAATTTATTCTTACGAAATTGGTCCCAACAATACTTAAAAGTATCATACCTAAGTTTTGGAATCCTACCAAAATAACCAAGTATTTCCTCATCAGAGTAATATCCAGACATGCAGTTGTCCATATATTCTCTGTATCTCTCAAGAGCATCATGACTCATAAATTCGTCTCCATTGATCAAGGGTTTTCGCGGAATGTTCCTCTGCACATTCTTCTATTATAGCACAGATTTCCTCTTTATTGTCTTTGATGATCTCAACACACTCTTTAATTTGTGAATGGTCATCGAAGTAGACAGCATATTTAGAATAATATTCATTGTACCATTCAACCATACTAACAGTATCCGCAGTAACTCCCGTACTGAAAAAATATCTTGGCATTCTAGACATCTTAAAGAAATATTCTTCACTCGGAAGTATCACCGGCATCTTCATTTGCATCAATTCAAATGTTGTGAACTTTGAATATGCATCTGGATGCATCAAGAAGCATGTAAAATTATCAACAATACTTTTTAATTCCTGAGGTCCGCGATACTTGGCATGGTGAGCAATCAGACCCTGTTCCTCACAAATCAATTTACTATCCTGAAAGATATTGTCATTGTGGTATCTTGACACTAGAACATCACCACACATTCTATTATCCTTTAGTTCATGATCACCACCAAATCCAACTAGATTATCAACAGTATCCTTTTCAGATAGATGTTCTTCAATTGTTTTTCCTATTGGCCTAACAGTCTCATGATCACAATAAATGTTGTATTGTGCCATCCAAACTCTTTCAAATTCAGTATATGGAATGACCCGCACTCGATCAAGTTCTACTGCTTGACGAAACAAATTATAATATTCAGCATCACCATGCATATCATAATCAAATCTATTTGACACCCAGATATTCAACTTCCCATTAAACTCATCAAAGTTTTGAAGAAATATTCTTGATATTGGTGCAGTATCACTAGTAATAACAAAATTAAATTGATTAAAGTAGTCCTTATTATCTTCCCAGATTTGATTTGCCAAATCTTTAGTCATTTTGTACGAATCATATGGAAGCACATCATCCCAATGTGAAAATTGGGACTCCAATTCAAATCCCAATTCGTTACAAATATATTGATGGTCTTTTAGACACCCATAATGATGAGATAAGTGTAAAACCTTCATAGCACCTTAAACATATCTTGAACACGATTTACATATGTATGGTGATCACGAATAAAATTCATGGCATCACGTAATTTAGATTCTGTACAATTTCGCGAATCTTCTACAAGACGATCATAGAGTACCTCCAGATCTGAATTACATGTGAAGTGTGTTCCAAAAACGTCTTCAATCCCTTCATGATTTGATCCCGTCCATCTACCGTAACTAATGTTTTTAAACAATCTACAGGGATAATACCGCCCTTGCACCAAATGTGGATGATCACGAATATCAACAGAGATATAAGAATCTCTGACTAGATCCATGTTGGTATTAATATCATACTCTACTTTGGCATTTATTGCATTCCACCCACCAACATTAACAAAGAACTTTTGATGACGATTGCAAATTTCCTCAAACAGTTTAATGTTTTGTCCCTGTGGTGTGCCAACAAAGAAAATTTGATTTATATTTTCATCAAACAACTTTGGTTCCACTTGATCAATCTCATCAGGAAGAAGATCTGTTGCCCACATAGTAGTTAAGGTCTTAGTCTTCTCATGATAATAGTGATGTTGACTTAGGTATGTAAGTTCATCGTCAGCGGGCCATTTAGAATTCCATTCAGGAACCCATCTATCAGAAAAGAAAACAAAGTTGTAATAATGTGGATGCACCAATCTTGATTGTGTTTGGGGCCCCGTGACCTCAAATGGTCTATCTGAAAAGTGATCAAAGTATACACAATCAGATCTAATTGGCATTCTTTTGCATACGTTAGTTTCCGTGATGAATACAGTATCGGAAAAATCTACACTACTCACGTCATCATTATCATCAAACCATTCAGTCTCATAACCAAGTTGCTGAAGAGCTCTCCAATATCCAAAATGAACATATGAATGAGTATGAGTTCCGATCTTATGTCCCCACACTACTGCTTTCTTAAACGTTCTCACGCAACCAATCTCCCAATTTTACAGTAGGTTCCCAACCAAAGTCAGTTCTAATTTTATCAATACATGCTCTAGAATGCAAGACTTCACCCTTTCTTGGGGGAAGATGTATTTGGTAGTCGGAGATCATTCTTGCGATATGTTCGATAGCAATTGATTCTCCAGTTCCTACATTATAAACGCCACCATATGTATCAAGTTTCACAGTTGCTGCCATGTAGTTTGCTTCAACAACATCATTAACATTTACAAAGTCTCTTGTCTGGAATCCTTCACCAACGATCGTTAATGGGTTTCCTTCTTCCTTCTGCTTTCTGAAAATACCCATCACCGGAGCATATTGTCCTTGGGAAGGTTGGCGATTTCCATATACATTAAAATATCTAAATGAAATGGTCTCCATTCCATAAAGATCATAATACATCTTACACAACTGCTCACCAGTATATTTGGAGATTGAGTATGTGTTAAAACATTCAGTAGTATTAGTTTCAATACTGGGTAAGAAAAGACTATTTCCATAAACAGCAGATGTTGAAGAAAATACAACTCTCTTCACACCATGAGCGCGAGATGCTTCTAAAGTATTGGTTGTCGATAGAATATTATTTCGCATCGACTCATTTGGATATTCAACACAATATTGAATAGAAACCTCAGATGCCATATGATAAACGCAATCAACACCCCCAAACAGGTGCTGAACTTTATCATAATCCGTCAAATCTTCAATATGATATGTTGCATTTCTGTTGAAATGTGGGGTGCCCTTGGAAGATAAGTTGTCAATAACTACAACTTCATGTCCGCGATCTACTAATAGATCTACAAGATTTGATCCGATAAATCCACATCCACCAGTAACCAGAAACTTAAATTTAACGTCCATCAATATACCCTCAAAGGCAACCAATATCTTCTATTATACATGAAACATTCTTCTGTCGGATATGATGTTAATTTTTTATTTGTTGCTTCGGCAGAACTTGTCTGGAAGAACATAGGATCATCTACAGAATAAACATTAAAGTATTTTTGAACCTCAGCAAATCCAATATCATGATGATCTTGAATGTTGTAACCATGTTCAGCAATTCTCCTGCATAAGGAAGTATACTCCTCTGTTAGATACAGAATTGCATGTGCTCCAACCATATTATAGACCCTTAGCAGGTTGTTGTCAATCTGCTCATATTGATTAAAAGGACCAGAATGTGAATTCATTCTACCCCAAGAAGATACGCCAAGATAAAGGGCATCCGCATCATCTGGTATTTCAATTTCATCTAGGAAAGAAAGTGGAACACAATCATCCTCAAATAGAATGAAAGGTGGTTCAATCATACTAAGTGCTTCAGCATGAGCATAAGCACAACCTTCCTTTCCAATTGCTGTTTCCTTTCCCGGAACTCTGGTTATATTCTTAAAACCCAAATCACCAAGAAAATTCTCCAATCTCAATCTACGCTCATTATCCCTATCAAGATTGATATAAAGAACTGGAAGATCAGTCAACTTCAATTTCATGTTCTCAACTCCTTATGATTTTTTTGTAGTGCAATAATCTTTGGTTCGTAAGGATAATTTGGATTATTGTAGAATTCTTCTGCCCAACAATATGATGGAGTTAAACTTAGTGCTGGTGGATTGTCAATCAAATAACGATTCATATGAGATTCATCATGCCATAAAGCAACCACATCATTCTCAAGATCTTTATTGACTCTATCAGCGATCACCTCAGACATCTCAATAAATTCTTTTGTTCTTCCACCATTAAATCCACCAGCATAGTAGGTCTTTCCATCTCCAGGTGCAACATATGCAAGAGACTTTGGATTCCTATCGTAGGACATCTCCATAATGCCATGGAATGATTGATATGGGTGCTGTGTAGCAACAACCCCATCAGCAAGAACTTCCTCACCAACAGGATTATCGATTCGCATGTCCGCATCAAAGTAGAAGCAATAATCGTGCTGAAGAATAAACTCTTTCTCTTTGACAAAATAGTTGTATCTCTTCAGAGTTGGCATGGGCCATGGTTCATGATCAATATAGTGAATACGAACATTTTCTGTTGTTTCTTCAATCTCATGATCAGTAAACAACAGGCAATTTATTTCGGCGTCGGGAAGAAATTTTTCCGCAATATCATCATACAGTTTTTGTACGAACTGCAAATACTTATTTGTTGCGATTGTAAGAATACAAACTTTCATCAGTTTACTCCATCAAGTGCCATTCTAATTCCATCTTCCAAAGAAATCTTTGGTTTATAGAAAGTCAACATTTTACTATTATCACAGACTCTATATTGAACCCCAACAGGAGCGTCAATAATATGCTTTACCTCTGGTGAATATCCACGAATATCACAGACAATTCTACAAAGTTCATTAAATGATGTTGCAACACCCGAACCAAGATTTACTGGGACATTTACATCACACTCTATTGCTTCATGAACAGCATCTACAATATCCCGAATGTGAATAAAATCACGAACCTGATTCCCATCCCCCCAAATCTCAAAGGGATCCAATTTCAGTTTGGCTCTTTGAATGTATGATGGGAATGGGTAGTCCAAATCTTGATCAGTTCCATATCCACTAAAAGGTCGGAATACATGAACCTTAATTCCTTCAGATTGCAAAAATTGCAACAGAAACTCCCCAGTAAGTTTTGCCCAACCATAAGTCATGTCAGGATTACTTACATTTGTCAGATCAATATCATCTTCAACCAACTGATATTCACCAACCTGAAGTCTTGTAGGGTATGCAGCAGAAGATGAGAAATATACGATCCTATGTGGGTTTGTTCTGAGTGCCCAGTTGCACATCTCAGAATCTATTGATAGATCAGTAGCAACAGAAAGTGGGTCCTTATCGATTGTCTGTCGTCCACCAACAATAGCAGCAAGGTGAATGACTAAATCGAATCTATCTTCGGATTGTTTAAAGAAATCTCTACAATCATTACCATCCTTCAAATCAACGCCAACAATATCATGATCTGCATATTTCATCATAAAGTATTTTCCAACAAATCCTTTATGACCTGTGATTAAGATTTTCATTACAATTTAATCCAAGAATCGGGACATACATCTGAGTGATCAAGAGTGCATAACGAACCACCCCACTTATCTTTATTTGGGCACACAATAGGTCTTGTCCTATTCTGCTGCAGCCAAGCACCCCACCAACTAAACGAACTATTACTAATTATACCACCATCGCAAAGAGACATCAAGCACAGATCGTTATATGGAATTAATGCACTCTGCTCATATCCTTGATTTCTTATGAATGCATTATTAGGAAGTCTTTCGTCCGTCTCTGAAAAATAAAATCTATCTGGTTCAAATAGAGATTGTGATTTGCACCATTCAATATCATCAGAGAATACAAGAACTGGAATGTCTTCATCAAAATGCGATAATGCCTCACCAAAATATTCTAGAGGTAAGTTATAATGATGTTGTGGTCTTTTAACAAAATCACCTCTCCTAACATGCAGAAAAATAGGAGTTTGATCTAAGGAATCAATCAACTCCTTACATTCATTTTGTATTTCATCCACAAATTCAAAATCTCTGCGAACATCTTTCTCAATATGTTTGAACCATTTTTCAGATTGAAAAAATCCACAAATGGTCACATTATCAGGACACTCATCCATAAACTGTTGATTATAGTTAAAAGTAGTGGAATGGCAGGGATCATCAGATGATGAATGTTTGTATGTATATGAACCAATATACCCAACGTTCTTGGCATCAGGAAGTTTAAAAATATCATGCAGAAGATAATTGGTCACTCTCGTATCGTCATTTGGAGGGATGCAATATTCATATCCACGATATGCTGCTATGCCTTTTAGAGCAGCATACTGGAACATAGTATTTCCCAACCACCCCTTCCTACCAAGTTCATCAAATCCAATCATAATTAAAATCCAATTATTCTCTATCTAGGTCTTCTTTTTTCCTTCCAATCCCAAGACTGTAACTGTGGCAACCAAATACATTTCTGTTTCTTTTTGGAGAAAATTTTTGCAACATTTGAGAGGTTAGATGTTCTACAAACAATAGTGTCACATTTACTTAAAAGATACATCTCCAGAAATGCTTCCAACCAAAATCTTTTTTTATACATGAGATCATATTGAAGTTGAGTGGAATTACCATCATCTTGCTTGCACCTCAACATATTTGGAACATACCCAACTCTTTCCCCAAACTCACCCCTAAATCGACATAGTGATTCATCATTATCAGATGCTACGAATATATTAGCATCAGTTTTTAATAATAAAGATTCTGCTAGTTGCAAATAGTGATCAATATTATATACTCCATATATTTTATGAAGTACGTTCATGTCTGTCAATCTTACATGTATGCCTATCGTATTGTGAGAAACTAGATTTCTATTACTGTGAATAAATTCACGCAAATCTTTAGTAAAGACAAATTTCTCTGCGCAATTCTTATATGAATAAAATAAGGCAGATTCTTCTATCTTATTTCTATAAGTATACGAACCAAGACCTTGTGCAAAATATCTTTCGTATGTGCGATCTACCTTTGGTTGTTCAAAAACATAATCAAATGGATTTGTGTAAATTATATTGGCGTTTTCATCAAGACAATTTACATATGCATTTTCAGGATTATATTTTACTAAATTCTGAATTGCAAACATCACTTTACTGAATATACCCGCTGCACCAACATCGAGTAAAATATTCATTTTATTAGCGATGACTACACCTTATTTAGCCAGACCTCAATCATTTCATCAATCATACTATTGAAAGTATACTGTGGTTTCCAACCAAGAACTTCACGAATTTCATGCGAATCGCCACGAAGATACTTAAGTTCTTCTGCCCGCATGTAGATAGGATTCTGTACGACATAATCCTGATAGTTTAGTCCCAGAGCGGTGAAAACATAATCACACAACTCTCTTACTGTGCGAGTCTCACCAGTTGCAACAATCCAATCCTTGGGAGTTTCGTGATTCAATAGAAGGTGCATGGCACGAACATAATCGTAAGAATGTCCCCAATCGCGACTGGAATCCATATTACCCAGTTCCAGTTTGTCGCGAAGACCTTTCTTGATCTCAACAGCACCCTTCACAACCTTATGGGTCACAAAGTTTGTTCCTCTGCGCGGAGATTCGTGATTGAACAGAATACCATTACAAGCATGGAGTTTATACGCATTCCGATAGTGACGTGTGAGATTATATCCCATCACCTTAGAACAACCATAGGGACTCACAGGACTCATCACAGTAGTCAACCGTTGGCACCCATCTTCATCAACAGAGTTTCCAAACATCTCAGAAGAACTTGCCTGATAAAATTTAGCATCAGGAACGATGGATCTATAAGCATCCAACATATTCAACACACCAAGAGAATTAGTCTTGATTGTAAACGAAGGTACATCAAAACTAACTCTTACGTGACTCATAGCAGCAAGATTGTAAATCTCATCAGGTTGAACCTTCTGAACAACAGAGTACAAAGAATGCTCATCCAAAAGATCACCATAGTGACGACTAATTTGATCGTCAATATGCTGAAGTCTAGAACTCTGATTCTCTGCTACTGACTGACGACGAACAATTCCATGAACCTCATACCCAAGTTCCAATAGGTGCTCGGCAAGATATGAACCATCTTGACCAGTAATTCCAGTAATTAGTGCTTTTTTCACTTATTAAAAACCTCCATATTTCTGAGATCGGGATAATCAGAAGTGTCCCATCGTCTAGGTTCTATTGCAATTGCCTGAGGCAACTTATCCAAACCAAGTTGTGCAGTTTCAGGTGTCATATAGTAATGATATCCCATCATCTTGATGTTCTGTTCCCGCCAAGGCGTCTCTCTCATTCTACCATCATAAACGTAAGGAATCAAGTAATCTTTCGTTTCTTTACGGTCCAGCAGGATCATTCCTCCCCTACCCAAACTGAGGTGCTTCTGGAATTGGAAACTCAAACACATATAAGTTCCAGGAATGTAACCACCACGTTGCCAAAAAACAGCAGCGTCTATAATATTTGTGTGTCCAAGATAGTAATAGTCTTTCCACTCTTCTTCACGCCATTCCCAATTAATTCCAAGTTTCATAGGAAGAAATGGGACAGAGATGTATGTCCTAGTGGGAACAGTAATCTTTCCGTAACCCTCATACCTCAAACAAATTTCCAAGGCATGAGTACAAGAGTCAACTGCCAACGCATATGGAGCACCAAAAAACTCTGCAACTCTATTTTCTAATTCTGTTACGGCATCAAAACTCATAACCCAACTCCCTAGCATATTCGATCATTTTTGTACTTTTTCTTGTTTTTATTGGTTTTGCCGGACTTCCTGCATAAATTGTCCAAGGTTCAGTATCACTCTTAAGAAAAGAATTTGCACCCAGAACAGATCCTTCTGCCATAGTAACCCCAGACATGACAACAGAGTTTGCACAAACTCCAGAAAATCTCCGCAAATTTATTGGTTCCAAAATCTGACGATCTTTGTAGATGTCAGGTATCATGGGACCAATTAATCCATCTCCCTGAAAAAGATCTGATCCGCATATCATTCTAGCACCAGTTGATATAAAACAAAAGCTTTCAATATTTAATGAAGTCTTCTTCCCACCAATTACTGATACGTGTGGAGATATGTGAACATAATCACCTATTGTCAATCCTGTAGTACATACAAACCCGAAATCAATAGCAACATGATTTCCAATTTCAACTAGTTCTGGTCTAGTTATATTTACATATTCATGTATGAATACATCATTACCTATGATCATCTATAAACACCTTGTCAAATTCAATACCTTGATAGGGTCCAGTTTTATACTCATATACAACAGTATCATCCTCAAGGATTTCATATGTATGACCACCCTCAAATGTCATGGAACAATCTCCGCGCATTAGAACTTGACTCTCTAAAAATTGGTCATCTACATCATACATGTAAACCCTCACAGATCCTTGAATTACAACCCAAGACTCTTGTGCGATTACTTCATCTGTACCAGGAACTGCTTTCCAAATGTGCTTATGTGGGCGGAATGTCTTTCCTGCCTCCATTCGTAGCGTTGCCAGTTGAAGAAACTCATTTTCCGGAGCAACATTAGTCCGCTCTGTAATTTCATCAAATCGATTAATTAGATGAAGAAGTTTGTCCTCGCAAACTTTAGAATAAACAAGATGCATATTATTCACCTCCTAATTCCATATAGAAGAACGTTCGGAGCACCTGTTGGACAACGATCGTCTTCAACAACAATTTCAAAATCTTTTGATGCAATCTCAATAAAACCATCAGAGTTTATATTTCCTTTGGTAAAATTATTATATGCCATATAGAATCGATTAGAATTGGCAATCACATTATTATAATAGTGCATTTGAATGTCTTCACTACACTCAGAAAATGCATAGTTACTAATCACCAAATCTGCGCCAACAATTTCATCCAATTCAAAGCAAGATAGTTGTGATGTTCTACCGTCAAGATCAGGAAACTTGCCAAGGTATTTTTCCGAAAGATTATTTACCTCAGGAATATCTATGATTACATAATTTTCAAAATTAACAAATACACTCAACACTCTACAGAGTCCACCATACCCTCCACCAATTTCAACAATATTTTGGACATCATTCACATCACCACCAAAAAACTCAAGAAGATCAAGAGAATTTTTAACATATCTTAGTGTTGATGGCGAAATCTCACCAAATACTTCATATGAAAAGATTTCAGGATTCCCATAAATATCATTCTGTTTAACTCTCTGCACATCATCATCTGTAAGAGATGACAGATTTTTCATTTGATTAATAAAAATCTGTCCACCTTCTTGAGTGGTATGCTCCAAGATTACGCGATATGCTCTATCACGTTTAAAATTAGCAAATTCAGTATCATTTTTGCAGAACCTTTTACATGCTCCAAGATAATCAGTAATATCTTGATCCGGAACATTCCATTCACAATATCCCATTAAATCCTCTCCCAACTACTAGGTATTAAATCTTTAGTGTCTTTGTCCGCATATGCAGGACCAAACCACATTTTTGGTGCGATCACTTTTTTATTTGGATTTGAAATCAACCAAGCACCCCACCAACTCATACTACTATTAGCAATTATAGCATGATCGCAGAGAGACATCAAGCACAGATCCACATATGGTACTAATGCACCATCCTCATAAACATGCTCTGGTTCTGAGAACATGAATCGATCGGCAGCAAAGAATTCTTGCTCCTTACACCAATCAATTGCATCAGAGAACACAACAATTGGCATATCCTCAGGAAATCTTTTTAGTGCCTCTTCATAATACTCAAGTGGTTGAACTGGATGCTGATCTTGAATATTCACATACGCCCACTTGAATCCACGCTTATCCGCAAGATTTGGATCTCCGCGACGAACATGAAGGAACGCAACTTCTTGACCTTCAAATTCACTCATGAACTCTTTGCATGGTTCCAACCAATCACTTCTAAACACGAAGTCTTTGCGAATATCTTCTTCAACGTGCTTAAAATATTTTTCAGATTGAAAGAATCCGCAAATGTTTAACCCATCTGGACAATTGTTAAACAGTTCTTCATCAAAGTGATAGAACCTTTCATTCACTTGATTTTGATTACGCAACCAAGCAACATTACGATTAGTTGTCAGTTCAAATGCCTCAAGCAATCCATAATTGTCAATCTGAATATTTGTATCAGCATTTGGGATTGTGTAATCAAATCCACGATTAGCAGCAATACCTTTCAAAGCAGCATATTGGAACATCTGGTTTCCCAAACGTCCCATAGTTCCAATACGATTAAACCCAAGCATGTTTCATTTCCTCAAATACTCTTGCAATACCTTTATCAATTGGAGTTTTTGGCAACCACCAACCAGTTATATAAGTGTCTGCTTCATTCCTTTTATCCATCTGAACACTATCCTTTGCAATTCCGGGTTTGATCTTAACGTCATAGCGTCCAATAAGATTGAACTGCCCCTGAATAATTTCAGCAATTTCTTTAATGGATGTTGATCTAAAGGATGTGATGTGAAGAGGATCTTCTGGTTTGAAATCTGTGTAGTTTTCCATGATGGTTTCTAGACCTTCGCAACAATCTTCAGCATAAAGAAACTGACGTTCTTCTGTTCCATCGGTCATCATTTCAAACTCACGCTCTTCAAATCCTCTACGAATGAAGTCTGTAATTACGTGAGACTTTTCATGATCCTTTTCAATACCATACACGTTCCAGAACTTAACGGTCAATCCCTTAAGTGTAGTGGTATAAAGTTCACCAACCCTCTTCATCACACCATATGGAGAGTAACTCATATTACTCATCTGGGATGATGCAAAGATAAACCTCTTATTGTACTTTTCAAGCAAACCAAATACGTTTGCCATCATGCGGGTGTTGTTGTCAATAAACTGGAATGTGTGTTGATACTTCTTCAAATAGCGAGAACCGCCAACATCAAATGCAAGAAAGAACACAAAGTCCGAGTCCATGATTCTTTCTTCAAGAAGAGGATTTGGAATCATTCGTAGATCTTCATGGGGATTGTTTACAAGATCAAACTCATAAACATAGTGCCCCTTATTTCTGAGATAGTCAACAAGATATGCGCCGATTTGTCCGGCAGAACCCAATACTGTGATTTTCATCTTCAACCAACCTTTTTAATTTGCTCAGCAATCCACTCATAGGTTTTATGAATACCCTCTTCCAAACTCTGAGAATAATCCCAACCCAATTTTTCACGAATAAGATCATTATTTGAGTTGCGTCCACGAACACCCAGGGGACCGTTAATATGCACCTTGGTAACATTTTTGTTGGAGACGCGAGCAGCAATATCAACAAGTTGATTAATAGTCACCATCTCTTCAGATCCAATATTGACGGGCCCGATGAAATCAGAATCAACCAACCTACGGGTTGCCTCTACACACTCATCCACGAACAGGAATGAACGGGTCTGCTCACCATCCCCCCAGACCTCCACAGCACCGCCCTGCTCAGGCAGGTAGGCAACCTTCCGGCAGATGGCAGCGGGTGCCTTCTCACGACCGCCCTGCCAGGTCCCCTCAGGTCCAAAGATGTTGTGATATCGAGCGACTCTCACTTGGATCCCATGATTGCGATGATAAGCAAAGTAAAGACGCTCGGAGAATAGTTTTTCCCATCCATACTCAGAATCAGGTGCGGCAGGGTACGCATCATCTTCCCGCAACCCAGGATTCATCGGATCCATTTGTATATGCTCAGGATAGGCACATGCGGAAGAAGAGTAGAAAATCTTGGTCTTATTTACGCCTTTCCAATCATTCAACCAACGAACAGATTCAAGAACATTTAGATTGATTGCGCAAGAATTATGCATAATTTCAGCATCGTTTTCGCCACTAAATACAAATCCAGCGCCACCCATATCAGCGGCAAACTGATAAATTTCATCAAAAGTATCAACATGTTTTAGAGAAAATAACTTGTAAAAATTTCCCAAATAACCTCTGAATTGAACCGCACGTTCAACCAGATGCCTATCGCGAAGATCACCAACCACAAACTCATTTGCGGCAGTTTCAGAGAACTCAGGGTACTTTAAGTCTACACCGCGAACCCAGTATCCTTCGGATCGCAGTCTCTTCACCATGTGACTTCCAATAAATCCACCGGCACCAAGAACGAGTGCCGTCTTCGTATATTCACCCATAGAATCCATAGTATCTGTTCATATTTAGTATACAAAAAGTAAGTCAAAATGTCAACCCATCCCTGCTAAATATTAACGTATTACTCTGTCAGAAAGATGGCAAAGTCCGCTAATAAAGGCAAGAAAGGTTCAGCAGGCAACGCAAATAACAAGAAGCAAAATCAGGGTAATGCGACTGCTAGGAAAGCTAAAAACGGTGGTAAGAAAAAATAATCTCTAAGAGGTTTTATGCCACGGGAATGGAACACTCCCGTTAGGGAGCCATGGAATCCTATCATTAAAAAGTGTCTAGATGCTGTCGATGAACACAACAGACAGTATCTAGACACAGGTAATATCTGGCACTTAACACAAGCAGAGATATTAAGAAAATATGTATATGATCTAAAGACTTGGATTCATTCCCAAGAAGGTAGATCATAACAATTCTTTATCTGGGAATTGTAGACCAGGCAGGAGAGATCCCCATCCGCACCAGGGCACATTTAACGTCTGTCCGAGACAAAATTATTAATAATCTCCGATTGATCTAGAACGTTTTCCAAGGATGGGAACTCTGGATAATCCATGGGAACCTGATTCCTCTTGTCTTCGTTCCAGCGACTAGCAGTATCATATTCTACTGAAAATTTGTCATTAAGCATATTGTATGCTTGTTTGAATATCTCAAATCTAAGTTCGTAAGGTGACATTCTTTTCTCCTGTGTGTTTGTGTGTAAAAGGGTCGTTTGACTCCACCAGTTCTGTTATAGTCCATCCGTGACTCTTATTATCAATTCTCAAATCTAAATCCCAATTTCTTAAGGGGATTAACTACCGCTTCATGAAGTTCATTCAGAATATATTTTTCCCACCTATATTTGCTATGATTTGAATCGATTGTCAAAGCATCAAGTCCGTTATATTCCATGTGAACTGTAACATTCACAGTATGGTAATCAACGTTTGGAAACATGCTCTCTTCAAGTGAAACAAAATCAACCAACTCCAAACATACGCCCAACTCTTCCATAGACTTTCGGGATGCTGCATCTTTCCAGGATTCATTCTTATGAATTCTTCCACCAGGAATCCACCACAATCCTTTTGCAGGTTCTTCCCTACGTTGTAGCAGTAAATACTCACCATTCGGATTTGTGACGATTAGATCTACGCAAACCGTTGGCATTACTTCTCTGATTTTCAAATATAGATCCTGATCTATAAACATTTTATGGTCCTAAGAGGTCGTAAAGTTTGCCTATTTCAATCGTAGTGAAAAATCCACAAAGAATCATACCATCCCACATTTTAAGATAATAAAGAGATGGAAGAATTAGTGTACCACCAATAAGTTTGATGCATAAACCAAATGTAAGATCACCCCACAAAAGGACTATGTATCCAACGATTAATAAAGCATTTCCAACATAACGCCAAAATGTGGGGCGATCCAAAATTAGATTTTTCATCTCACCAATTACATTAATCGTCTTTCACATAACAAGGAACTCTATCAGGATCCAACCAACGCGCATACTGATCATCTTCCATGGCAGTCAAACACTGAAGTTGATTATCAAAAAGATAAATGTCACGCCAGCGTTTTGTATAATAATCCTGCTTTTGCATACGATAATCTGGTTTGCCGTTGATTTCTAGAATACCACATTCAACAAATCTGTATCCATCGCGCTCAAGAAGAACTTTCGGTTTCATATCAATTCAAGTAGATATAATCTGGATGTTGCAGTTTAAATGCATCAACTTGCTCTTTAGTTTTAAAGAACTTATACAAAACAAAATTTTGCTGTTCTTTGAACTGATACTGCAATTCAATTAGTTTTTCCATTATGCTACTTCCAGGGATTCCAGATCATTAAGAACATAATCCATTAGAATTTCATAGTCATCCAGGGGATCGCCTGAAAACACCACACCTTCATTCTCATAGTAACGGCGAACTTTCTTGTAAAGTTTCGGGTTCTTCACATCAAGGTAAAAATCACCTTGTGCTGCTCCCCGCAGAGTCTGCAGGTCTTTCTTGAATTTCGAAACGATAGTCATGATTGATAACTGATTACCTTTTTAGTATAGGTCCTTGACTGGTAGAAGTCAAGTGTTTGGGACAGTTTGGAAACTGTCACTTCTTGTTTTTGCCCCGATACGTTTCCGTCTGGGCATGGCAGTTGGGACACAGAAGGCGAAGATTTTCTAAACGATTGTCGTAACGATTTCCGTTTATGTGATCCAACTCAATTGGAGCGATTTTACCATTCCAATGAGTGATACCACATTCTTCACACTTATGCCCCCTCAATCCTTCTGAGATGAGACGTTTTTTCAAATTATTTGATTGAACAAGTTTTCCATCTACAAGATAGGATTCTATTGGTTGGCGTTTAGGAAGTTTTTTTCCTTTACTCCATGCTTGTCCATGAAAGTGTGATGTATCTAAATTTAGATTTTTAATTCTAGATTTAGCACATTCATAGTTTCCACCAGCTTCTCTCAAATTAAGTTTGGAAAGAACTTGTCTCAAACTACTACTTTCTTTCACAGCCTTAGTAAATTCTTCATCTGTGTAGTTTCTGGACTTTGCCATAACGGTAAACAATAACTATAGTTATTTATAATAGTTTACCGTTTATAGCGATGGCGGGATTCGAACCCGCACTGTGTCGATTTTAAGTCGAATGCCTCCTGCCAATTGGGCTACATCGCCAGGTGCTCCTTGTCGGGATCGAACCGACCTATCTTCTGTTATGAGCAGAGTGCTTTCACCAGAGAGCTAAAGGAGCAAATAGGGATACTGGGAGTTGAACCCAGACTAACCCGTTATAAGCAGGCCGCTCTAACCATTAAGCTATACCCCCACAAACCCCTTAGGGTGCTTCGTTATGATTACTGTATAATGCCAGCAATTCATCATCTGCTGGACACATCACAACTTGATCTGTTCCGTTCGTGATGCCTAATCTTTCACCATGTTCAACTCTTTCAATCATTTCGTCCCAACGTTCAAGAAATTCGTCAACCGAATAAATTTCCATTTCCATAGATGATTCAAAAGTGTGTAGTGGGGAATATTCCCCAATCGGGATGACAGGATTCGAACCTGCGAACCTCCCGCTCCCAAAGCGGGCGTTCTACCAAACTGAACTACATCCCGGTGATGGAGTAAGCGTAATATACCTCAAGGATATAACAGAGGCTTACCCTCTATCTTATTAATTATATTAGTTTTCGTGTCCTTTGTCAAGTGGTGCCCAGTGTTGCCAACCGTATTTGTGAATTGCCCAAATTCCAAGAATAGGGACAAAGACTAACAGACCACTAAGAATCCCAAGAATGACAGGATTCTCCATGACATATCGAACAAATAAAGCAACTGAATGCATGAGTGGCGATCTCCTTGCCTGATATTTATATCATAACCCCCTGAGGGGGAATGGATGGGTTTTCAGCACATGTGATGCAGATCACCACCCGCGCCAATTTTTGTACTCATAGTAAAAATACTGATCAACGTTGTTAAGACAATCAAGTGGAGCATGAACATCCCAAGTTGCCCACTCACCACAAAATTCTCTAATTTTATAATCAGTCATAGCAACTCGTCCATGCATCCGCGCAAAGGCAGACATTGCAAATTGATACCTCAGTTTCGTATTGTCGTTGGTCATCGGGGATTTCACCTCCTAACATTTATATGATAAACCCCCCAGAGTCTCCGGAGGGTATTTCAGCGCATGTGATGTAAATATTACCTTACGTGGTGGCCACCAAACATGTATCGCATACCATTTAGAACGCGATTTGCAAATCCACCTAATCCCCTAGAGTTAAATCTTTGGTAGAGCGCAGAAGATATGACAGGAGCGGGAACACCAAGATCCACAGCAGCGTTGACAGTCCAACGACCTTCACCACTATCGCTAACTCCCCCACCGAATTGGCTAAGGTCTCTATCGTTGCGTAGAACATCAGCGGTAAGATCAAGTAACCAACTACCAACAACACTACCGCGACGCCAAAGCTCAGCCACCTCAGCAACGTCAATATCGTAACAATAAGATTCAGGATCAGACATTGGAGCAACCTCAGCATCTCCTTCACGAACATATTTGGATCCGGCATTTCCCTCACTCAGAATGTTCAAACCTTCAGCATATGCTTGCATGATTCCATATTCAATACCGTTGTGAACCATCTTCACAAAGTGTCCTGCACCAGGACCCCCACAATGCAACCATCCAAGTTCGGCAGAAGTTATGTCTGAGTAAGGATCGGTGCGCGGTGCGGAATTGATGTCTGGGGCGAGCGCGTTGAAGATGGAGCTACAATAGGAGACTGCAGTATTTCTGCCTCCAACCATAAGACAGTATCCACGCTCCATACCGTACACACCACCAGAAGTACCACAGTCAATATATTCGACGCCATGCTGATCAAGAAGCCTTTCCGCTCTACGGCGGCTCTCCTTAAAATTGCTATTGCCATGATCAATAATAATATCTCCACGGCTACAAAATGGTAGTAACTCATTAAGTGTATCCTCCACAGTTTCTGCTGGAACGACCAGCATATAAACAGCACGCTCTTCACCTTGAAGAACCTGTGCTAGGTATTCAATACTTTGTACAACTCCGCTCACATATCCCTTTTCATATGCCTCACATGCGGCGGGGTAGTTTCTACGATAACCCCAAACAGAAATATTATCATTAGTCTCCTGCAGAAGTCTGCGAGACCGTTGAATAATACGACGCGACATACCTTCGCCCATACGACCAAGGCCAATCATTCCAACACGCATAAAAAATTCTCCTCAATCTTCGTCAAGTTCATCTTCATATGTAGAGGGTTCTTCAAACAACTCCTCCATCTTTTGCCTTAAAATTCTTTCATGAAGTTCCTTAAGATCTTCATCATCTAATCTCATCACTATTAATTCCTCTCCTGCTTTAACTCCGCGCATTTCTGGATGAATTTTATACTCCGGACACTTAATGTATCCATGAGTTTCTTTCATAACTATCAATCCATGAATCACCAGACTCAGGATGACAAGAAATAAAACAGCAAAGATTATTGGAATCACATTCCAGATCTCATCTGCGAAACTACAGTAACAAGACCATGTGTATAGAATGCTAAAACAGTAATTCCAAGTACGGAACTAATAAGCGTTGCAGTTCTATTATGTTTTGCCATCGCTTTATCGATGGATTTATCAATCATTTTTTGGACTTCTTCCTGTTCACTATCAGTCATAATATAAAAATTAAAGGAACTTTTTATCCAAGATATTTTCCATAGGGTCCTTACCTGTGGTTAGGATTGCACATGCTCTAGTATAAAACATGTTGTTTGTGTTGCCGGAAGATTCCATAGATTCTTTAATCTTCTTCCAGTTTTCTAGAGTCTGTTCATCCATATTTACCTCGGATAAAGAACAACGGAAGTGGTAGGATTCGAACCCACGATGGCTTTCACCATGCTTGTTTTCAAGACAAGTGCCTTCAACCACTCGGCCACACTTCCATATTATAATGTGCTCGGTGTTTACCGCACATCAAAGTCAAGTTTCTTAACTTTTCTTTGGCGTCTTGATTCCTGAAATGCAAGATCTTCATTTGTCAGGACACCTCCTTTTTTGGAGGTCTCCGGTAAGTTTACCAGAACAACCTTACTCAAGTCAACTGCTGTAATTTTATCCTGAGCAATTGTTGTCATGTTCTGACAACCACAGGAAATAGGTTTTGATAGGTAATTTTCTATCTCCCTATTACACACTTTACATCTAACCTTCATGATTAAATATGAATTCCAACACGATATTTATACTACAAAATCCACACAGAAGTGTGGATATTCCACGCAAATGTGGAAATGCCCGATACAGGTTCCGCCCCCGTCAATGTCTGCTTGTAAGGCAGGTCTCTTCACTAGCTGAGTCATCGGGCAAGTTTATCACTCCTGCATGAATCATTCTATGACAATTAGAACATAAAAGAACGCACTTGTCAAGTTCTGGTTGAAGTTTGTTCCATCCAATACTATTGCGTGTTAAATTAAACTCCTTAATTGATGGATCTAAATGGTGAAAATCAAGTGCTGAGTAATGTTTATCAAAACCACAACAAATGCATTTTCCACCTTTATATTCAACCATTTTTTGTTTGGTTTGAACAAATTGTTCATTTCTATACTTATTTTGACACTTTTTACAAGCCCATCTTTTTTTGGACTCATAAGTATTTTCTCCAGTAAGTTCAGCATTACAAAACTTACAATTATTCACGTATTTTGGTGGTTTATAAGTTGTAAGATCATATTTTCTTAACCAGTGTCTTACGGACCCAGGACTTTTATTTAATAAACCAGCAATCTGACGGATGCTTTTTCCATCTTCAACTAGTTTTCTTAAATTATCTTGATCCATTTTATTAGCACATCGGTATAATTATTTATGCAAATGATGTGTTATAATAGATCTTTAAGTTCAGAGAGATCAACTTCTCTGTGACCTAACATAAGAGTATATAGATTCTCCATTTTCTTATGCTTTTTAAGAAAATAATCAGACAGACTTTTTACTTCTGCCAAAAGTTCCTCATAAACATGACGCGAATCAAGATTCTCATCATCAACGTAATCAAGAAGAAGATCAGAAATTCTTTCCCGACGATATGTATTAATAATTTCAGTATCAACCATAATAATTCACGAAAGAGAGAACGCTAAATCTATAGCACGTTTTGCGGAATCTGCGACTGGACATCCAATAATCAGACTGTCTTCTTCCTTTTGATAGACTTCAATAGTTTGAAGTTGAAAGAAAAGTAGATCATCTGTTGGAGTTCCGACTTTCCATTGAGAAACCGGTCTCACAAAGTAAATACCAGCATTAGCGACAACTCGCCACCCAATTTCAACAAATCCCAAACCACGAATGGCACATTCCAATTTTAATGAAACACCAGCATCGTGTAAATTCATAGATCGGTAAACCGAACACCTACGAACTTATTTATCCCCCACAGGGGAGAGCGGCTGATCGGATTCGAACCGACGACGTTCTGCTTGGAAGGCAGACATTCTACCACTGAATTACAACCGCATATGAGACAATTATAGACTATGTATCTTTAATTGTCAAGTGCCCCTGGTAAGATTCGAACTTACACTGTATGGATTCTAAGTCCACCTTCTCTACCGTTGGAATACAAGGGCAAATTGTTCGCTATTCGCGAATGGAGAATAGGAGAATCGAACTCCTAATAAGTGCTTGCAAAGCACCCGTTATACCGTTTAACTAATTCCCCAAGGTGGGAAGAACAGTGCCCTTCCCGACGCAATCACGGCATTCTGGATTATCAGCTCCAGCGCAAATGATCGCGGAAGCCCCCGACAAGATTCGAACTTGCGACTTCGATATTACAAGTATCGCACTCTACCACTGAGTTACAAGGGCTTATTTTGTCTATTTAACCTTTTTCTAACTGCATTATCACTAACACCAAACATCCTACCAGTAGCAGTATAACCATTTTCAAGAACAAGTTTTTGTAGTTCTTGGTTACTCGGCCATTCAGCAACTTCTCTATTTTTATTAGAGCAGTTTACTGAACAAAATGTTTGAGTTATAGTTGTCAATTTTCCACACTCTTTACAAGGGTGCTTTGGTTTTTCCGGTAAAGGTTTATCTGAAAAACTTTCATCAAATTTTATCACATTATCTGGTATTGTAGCAACACCAGAATGAACTTCACGATGACAGTTTGAACATAAACAAACACACTTTCTAAGTTCTTCAACAAATACTTGCCTGTTTGCTACAGATGCTGATGGTGGGAAATCTTTTTGGTTAGGGTCTATGTGATGAAACTCTAATGCTTCAACACATCTATCATAACCACAGATACCACACTTACCACCAAATGCTTCAACTGCCCACCTTTTTCTTCTCTGACGAAAGAGAACAACAGATTTGCCAGACATTCTAACCTCCAATCATACTATTATTTATAGTATTTTAGTGGTTAGAACTCCCATCGTAGGTACTGCCCCTACCAATCTCCGATTAACAGTCGGGCCCGTTCGCTTGCTCGGTCGATGGGAATGATTGTCTCCGTCTGGGAATCGAACCCAGTTTCCATGTGTGTTGTCCACCCGTCATTACCAATAGACTACCGGAGGATTGGGGGCGGGAGTTGGATTTGAACCAACGATCTGCGGCTTATGAGACCGCCGTGATACCTGACTTCACTATCCCGCTATGATGTGGGGGGTTGGAATTACGTTGAGTTTGGACCTCACCTACCCGTACCACCCACCTTTTTAATATAAGATATTTAGAGTGGGTTGTCAACCCCCCTGTGCCAGTTCGTAAACTGTCCTATCCCATCACATATTCTGTCCATTCAGAAACACCACTCTTTTGAACATCAAGATAAACCCTATTGAAAGGTGCTGTTGGTTGTTTCTTCAGAGTCATGTTAGTTTCAGACAGAAGTTTGCTTCCCTTTTTCAAGTTACATTTAGCACAACAGGCAACTAGGTTTTCCCAGGTTTCCCGTCCACCTTTAGAACGTGGAATCACATGATCCAGCGTAAGATCTTTTTCAGATCCACAATACTGACACTCATAATCATCCCTCTTATATATTAATGCTCTTGTTGGAAAAGATCCTTTACCAAGATGAAAGGGAAGATTCACATAATTGACCAAACGTATTACACGTTTAGTGATGAGTCTTGCTTTCTCCTTAAAGAGAAGAACAATTGCTCTCTTCCAATTAGTGAAATGTAATGGTTCATATGAACTGTTCAGAACCAATATAGTTGAATGTGGTTCTACTAATTCCATAATCCTATCACACTTTATGCTATTTAGAGGCGTCCTTTGAGAGATTCGAACTCCCGACACATAGGTTCGTAGCCTACTGCTCTGTCCGCTGAGCTAAAAGGACTTGGCGAAGGGTGAGGGATTTGAACCCCCATCGCAAGGTTTTGGAGACCTGCATCTTACCATTAGACCAACCCAACACATTTCCATCATAGATGGAATACTGGTGGTGGGATTCGAACCCACAACATTCGGTTTTTGAGACCGACTCCTCTTCCGTTGGGATACACCAGCATATGTCCGTGAGAGGATTTGAACCTCCAACACCTACCCCCTCAAGGTAGTGCCTCTTCCGTTGGGCTACACGGACAAGTTCCAGAACTAGGACTCGAACCTAGATAAACTCCTTCAAAGGGAGGTGTCCTGCCATTAGACGATTCTGGAATAGGAGTCTAGGGTGGGATTCGAACCCACGGTATAGAAGTTTTGCAGACTTCTGCATTCGACCACTCTGCCACCTAGACATTTGAACTATCCGGAATTTCCAGATAGTTGAAGCCACTACCCAGATTTGAACTGGGGACCTCTTCCTTACCAAGGAAGTGCTCTTCCACTAAGCTATAGCGGCGGGGTGCCGTAAGGGAATCGAACCCTCATGCGGAGAACCACAATCTCCTGTCTTACCATTAGACTAACGGCACATAGCAGTAGAGGGATTTGAACCCCCGGCCATAGGAATATGAGTCCCGTACTCTACCAGACTGAGCTATACTGCTGAGGCGGAAGTGGTTGGATTTGAACCAACGGTGCCCATTACTGGACACGGAATCTTAGCAGGATTCTGCGATAAGCCTGACTCTGCCACACTTCCGAATAGGAATGATCGGATTTGAACCGATGATCTCCCGGTTATCAGCCGGGTGCATTTGACCACTATGCTACATTCCTAAGGCGGGAACAGTCGGATTTGAACCGACAACACCATGATCTTCAATCATGTGCTCTACCAATTGGAGCTATGTTCCCAAGTCCAGATGAAAGGATTTGAACCTCCGACAACTCCGCCCCAAACGGAGGGCTCTACCAAACTGAGCTACATCTGGTTATAGTCCCAACGGGAATCGAACCCGTGTCTACACTGTGAAAGAGTGTTGTCCTAACCGCTAGACGATGGGACCATGGTGAGAGGGGTATCTCGCAGCGAAGTAGTAAGCGCAACACAAGTCATAGATCTACTCCCATCGACTTGCGGCTAGGGCAAAAATCCCTCCCCAATTCCAGTTATTGCTACAACATTCTTCTGCAAACTGGCAACCTCTGAAGAATGTGTGCTACAACCGCCAAGGAGGGACACTCCATCGGCAGCGTAGCAACGACCCATAGGGGATTCGAACCCCTGATACCTCTTAGACAGAGAGGCGTGATGACCGCTTCACTAATGGGCCTGGAGCGAACTACGGGATTCGAACCCGTGACATTAACCTTGGCAAGGTTACGTTCTACCTCTGAACTAAATTCGCAAGGTGGGAGAGGAGGGAATTGAACCCCCGATGGTTCCGATGTAACGGTTTTACAGACCGCAGCCACACATATTGCCAACAGTAGCCACTCTCCCG